TGACTTCAACCTGCTCATCAGTTTCTTCTGAACCGGTCTCATCTTCATCCTGAGCATCTTCAGATTCTTGCTGTTGAGGAGGTGCGGGTTGATCATCATTCTCAACCTCTTCAGTTTGCTCCTCAGATTCTCCAGACTGACCCTGAGGTTGAATTTCTTGCTTCTGCTCTTGCTTCTGTTCCTGCTCACAGAACTTTTGAATCATCTCTGCGACATCAAGAACTTCTTCAAATGTCTCACAATCACCAACTTTCTTGACAAGTTCCACTTCTTCTTCGGTGAAGGGAACAACCTCAAAACTACCAATCTTGTAATAGAGATTGATTTTGTCAGCAAGATTGTAAGAGTTCAAATCATCATCACCAATAGCAAAGAAGTCCTGCTCGGAAAGTTCGTAGTATCCACGATAAAATGACTTGGAGATGCCAGCGTAACGACGCTTCATCAACTTCTCAATACGAGCATCCTCAACAACATTCACAATCTGAGGGTTGATCCGCCTGTCTTTGATCCAGTTAATATCAGGTGTGTAGAGGGCATGACCGACCTCATGACCGACCAGCATGTCATAGACTACTCCGCTTGCCTTCTCCCACATAGGAAGCGTCAGAACGCGACTGTGGACGTTGAAGCAGGCAGTCTCCACTTTCTTGTGCTCAACCATCAAGTCCTCGGTGGCAAGCAACTTGGCAAGTTGAGACTTGATTTCGTGGCGGACGGTCATGGGTCTGATGCGTATGGACCTATTATACAAAAAAAGGAGGTCCGAAGACCTCCCAGTGGACAGTTTGGAAACTGGTCACTCACCCTTGAGTTTAGTATTATATCTCTTACCACGCCAAGTAAATTCTGCCTTTCCTGCCTTTCTAGCAGCAGCAAAGTTAGCGTCAAAATCTGCAGCAGATGCTCTCCTTCTCTGTGCATTTGCTTTAGCAACCTCTTGCTTTTCAGCATTGGCAGCAGCAGATCTTTCACCTGTTGGTTCAGGTTTTGGTTGAGATGCTGCTTGAGTTTCTGCACTCTGTTGTGCCAACTTACTTCTTTGCTGTATACCTGTCTTGATTTCTGGAGTAAAATCTGGACCAGCCTTTCCATAAAGACTTGGAGCAACTTGTCTGGCTCTATTACCCTTACCGGTAAGATCAAGTATAGTTCTAGCGAGTGCCCTACCACCTGCTTTAGCGACTGGTTCTAACGCCATCTCCGCACCAATTTCAGCAGCAACTGCTACAGGACCTTTCAAACCCTTAAGAAGTCTAGCACCTCTTGATAATGTAGCAGCAGTTGGTGGTTTTGCCATTAACCTTTGTCTAGCAAAAGCACCAGCATCTCTAGGAACTCTTGGAGGTTTTGGAAAACTTTGTCCAGTACTTGTTGAACCTGGACCAAACTGTGGTTTTGGTGCCGCACCAAGATCTTTCATTGTAGGAACACTTCTGGTTCCTAGCAATCCCCCAGTTTGAGGTGGTGTTTTAATCTTTGGGACTTCTACTTTAGGAGTGGATAACTTTTGCTTGGCAGCATCATATGCGCCACTTCTATCCCCAGGAAAAGATAAATTTCCAGATCTCAAAGATCCAGTGGGTTTTTCACCAGTAGCACCAGGAATTCTGGTTGCTGGTCTTGATTGCTGAACTCCTGGTACTTTCTGTCCAGTTACAGGACCAGTTTTAGTTGGATTTTTGGCATCAATCTCTGCCTTAATCTGCTCAACAGATTTAGAGGGTCTCCTTCTTCTAGCAGGTCTCCCCTGTTCCTGAATGTTTTGATATGCTTCAGAAATATTTCTCAGATCCTTGGAGTTCATTTCCAGATACGTTTTTTAGGTATTTAGGAGACTACTTTGCTGAACCCCTTAATCTTATCAAACTTGACTACATTTTCAAATTTGTCAAGCATATCTACTTTGTGAGAGATCACAAATATGTTTGCGTCCTTGATGACATAACGAATAATCTTTAGGAACTCATCGGTTCCAAAACCATCAAGAGATGAGTCAAACACCTCATCCATAATCAACAGGTTAGTGTTAGCGGAGTTTTTGACACGCGCTACTTCACGCCAGGTGAAGAGTAGGGCAAGGTCTATTCTCATCTTTTCACCCTCACTAAAAGAACTATAAGAAAAGTCTTCGTGAATAGGGGACTTGATGGACTCGCTAAATTCTTCGTTCAGATGGAAGTTAATGTAAAAATCCATCATCTGAAGATAACGATTAACCTGTTGATTGATGAATGGGAGATACTTCTTGATGATTTTTGTTTTTACGCCGTCATCCTTTAGAAGGGAATAGGCAAAATCGTGATAGACGATTTCTTGTTTTTTGTCTGCTAATTCTTCAATTGTCTTGTGGAGATTAGTTTTAAACTCTTCTAACTTCTCATGTTCAGTATTTCTGTTCTGTAAGTTACTGGCAATAGTTTGAATTTCATGTTCAAGTTCTCGTATCTGTCTCTGGTTGAGGTTAATCCGAGTATTGTTCTGAGAAATGTCATGCGTTAGACTAGTGATCTCCTGCGATAGGTCGTTGAATTGACGCTCTCTATCTTGTTCAAACTTAATGGCGTTAACGAGTTCATCGTAACCTTCCTTCAGTTCCTTTGCTTTATCTTGAGCGTCACTAATTCTATTTAAGCGAAACTCTTCCGCTATATCCTGCTGACAGGTGGGGCATACCGTATTCTCCGTGAAGAACTGGTGTTCTTTGGTAATTGTGCCTACCTTTTGAGAGATTTTGCCCTTCAGATTGTTTAGTTTTGATAACTTTTGCCTTGCGCCAGTAACCGCCTCTTGCTTCTCAGTTTTACTCTTTACATCTTCTTCAAGAGAAGTGTTCGTCTCAATATACTCATCAACCTCTCCCATCAGAGAAGTGATTTTTTCTTTATTGGATTTGATATTTTCTTTTCCACGATTCTCAAGTTCTTCAATAAAGTTGCTCTGCATCTTCATCTTATCTTTGAGATTTTCTCTCTTCAAATCAAGAGATTTAACCTGACCCTTCTTCTCTTTAATAGTATCCTTGACAATATTATTCATCGCAGAGAAAATGCGAATGTCAAGCAAATCCTCAATAACTTCACGACGTTGAGATGTGCTGAGCTGCATGAACGGAGTGAACCCAGCAGAACCCAGAATTACAATCTGAGTAAACGACTTATAATTTAACTTTAGAATATTTTCTTCAAGGATGCGTTGCATGGAGCGATCATCTGCTTCCTGATGCAACTTGGTTCCATTTACAACAATGTCAAATACACTGGGTTTGATACCCCGACGAACCAGATATTGACGAGAGTTTACAGAGAACTCAATTTCAACTACACACTCTCTTTCATTAGAAGTGTTGACAAGTTGAGGTTTATTGATTTTACGATATGGTTTATTAAATAAAACAAAAGTCAGAGCATCCAGAACAGTTGACTTGCCTGCTCCGTTTGTTCCGACGATTAAGTTGGTGCTATTACCTTGAAAGTCTATTTCAGTATATTGATTGCCCGTTGACAGAAAGTTTTTCCACTTAATCTTTTGAAAGGTTATCATTCTTTGGAGGTATCACAATATCGTTCGGTGTAATCACCGCGTATCTGTAATTATACAACCTACAGGTTCTTATGGCAAGTGGTCCATCAACCTCCACAACTTCTAATTCAGTAGGATCTTCCTCTTCCTCAAGTTGCATCGCATATCTTTCAGCATCATCTTCTTCCTCAAACAAAAACAAGACTTTCTCTCCGTTCTTATTCTGAACGGCATAAGCACCCTCTTGTTTTTTGTCTCTAAGGGTAAGAAGAAACATTACTCAACCTCGCACGCCTGATTATAGATTTTCTGCAGAATACCTTTGATGATACTTTTATCACAGTCCATTTCTGCTTCATCAATATATCTATTCAAAAGCGAGATTGTGTTTTCCGAATCGTCTGCCTCAAACTCTTCGTTTTCCTGGATCTCAAAGTTGTCAACAATCTTGAGTTCTTGTACTCCGATGCTATAGAGTTTGTCAAGAAACTTCTCAAAGTCTTTGGGTTTCGTCTTTTTCTTGACAATAACTTTAACAATCTTTGCCTTGTATTTGGTGGCATCAAAGAGTTTGTAATTCGTATCTTCGTAGAAGATGTTGTAGAAGATGCTGTAAGGGTTGTCAACGTGAGAATGCTCTAAAGTGTCAGTATCAAAGATTGTGAACCCTCTGGGGTCATTCACGTCGTTCCAGAACATCTCATAGGGGTTGCCTAGGTAGAAGATTCTTCCGTCGTCTGATCGTGTATGGTAGTGACCCGAAAATACCCGCTGGAACTTCTCAAATAATTTGCCCTCCATACCGTCTTCCATGATATGACCGCGATGCGCTCTAAATCCGTTGAGCTCAAGGTGCCCCATCGCGCAGTCGCTAGTTGAACCTTTAATAGAAAGGATACTTTTTTCAGTATTCTCCGCATTGATCCAAGGAATAAACAGAACTTGTAGTCTATCTAGCATGACCTCAGTGCATTCTGAATAGACTTTTACATTTTCATATTCTTTCAGCAACAAATCTACAGAATTCACTTCATTCGTGTTCTTGTAGTATGCGGTATGATTACCGACAATAGTATGGACTGTGACGCCCATGTCTCTCAAACGATTGTAATATGTCTCCTTTGCCCAGTCAATTGCCCACAGATCAATACTCCGACGATTGTCAAAAGTATCTCCCATATCTACAACAGTAGTGATGTTATGTTTTTCTAGATATGGGAAAAAAATGTCATCATAAAATCTCTTGAAATGATCGTGAAGAAACTTAGAAGACTTCCGTGCTCCAAAGTGTTGATCTGTGATAATGGCAATCTTCATCTATTCTTATAAGTGATGTTATCCTTAATCGTGTTGTAATCAGAACTGGTGCCAGCAAGAGCAGTGTCATCAACCATCATGACTTCATCAAACCCAGTCTTTTCAATGATCTTGGTCTTGATCTCCAGTTGCTTCTTCTCCTTCTGGATGCGTCTCAGAAAGGCGTAGTGGATAATCTGCGTAAAGTAAGCAAACGGATTCTTAGACTTCTCTGGGTCAAAGTTATGAATGTATTGGACACAGTTCTCAATACCATCAGAGATCATGTCGTCTCTGAACAT